TAGCGCTTCGGCGTAGGCTATGTATTCAAGCAGTTGTTCTTTGGGTACTTGCACCCACTCAGTACGCATTTAATCAGGTTAGCACTCTCACCCAGATTAGGCGGGTAGGCAAAGGTTGGCATTATTGCAGCCAACTCTCACCCGTCATAGTGTGGTCTAGGTTTTCAGTTGGGTCTTTCGACAGTTGCGCCATATGCTTTGAAATGTAGGGAATTTGCTAGGTCGGCAACCCGAATAACCTAGCCACTTCAAGGCTCTTTAATTTTGTTGGTAATTATCCAACTAAGAGAAACGCCCTCTGACGGCGGTTTACGCGGTTAATGAGCCGCGCTTACGTTATACTTCGTAATGAGTTCCTTGCTCGAGATGTTAACACATCTCTTTGACAGGCGGCGCGTTCTTCTATTGGCAGGCGTGTCGCCTGTTTTATTTGTCCCAGCTGTTTTTTAGCCAGCCTTCGGCAAGTGCTTCGGCTGGGTGTTCAGTAATCCAAGTGTGGCAAACACGGCAAAGCGCGGCTATGTTGTCTTCGTCAAGTATTGAACCGCCACGCGCCCGGGTCTTTATTTCGTGTAGGTCAGTTGCAAATGCTATCCAGCAACGCTCGCAAATTGGCATTTGGTCAAGCATTTTGACCCGTAACTTACGTCTTAGGTTTATTTTTTTTGCGGTCACTTTTTATACACATTTAATTCTAACTCTGTACAGCTGTTAGCCAGCCAGCCAATAAAGCAATTGGAATTATTATTGGCAACGTAAATACAATAAAGCCAATGTTATCATTTTCAATTTCTTGGCAATACTCTAACCACCAATTCATTAACGGCAATAATAAAAATAATCCAAAGAAAATAAGTAAAATCATTGTGACTACAAACCAATTAAACATCATCTAACACAACCCCAAAGCCGCTAATTTTTTCTTCGTACCTATGTACATTTCCACAGCAATAAGTAACCCAATACCTAATTCCACTAATCGGGTCAACGCCGGTATCTGTCGGGTCTAGCCACTCGCCGCAGGTCTCGCAGGTCACGCCTATTTCTTTAGCTGCTGAAATGTAACCGCGCATTTTACGTTCAACGCTTGCCCATAGTTCCTCGTTCATTACTGCTCAACATCTAAGGCTTTAATAGTTGGGCAAGGGTAGGTATATCCGCAATTCCTACAAATAGTAATAGTTGCAGGACCACCATTTAGATAACGCTTTAACTTATTACTATGTAACTCACGCACTTGTTGTAATGCTTCTGCTTGTGCTTCAATTGTGTTCATCATTAAACTAAATTCACTTGTAGGAATACCTATTGAACCAGTTTCTGACATAGCCAATAGTTCTTCAAAGTCTTTATTTATTTGTTCTTTAGTTTTTTTTATCATTTGCCCTGTTCCTTTTTACAAAATCCGCAAGGATTTCCTATTAAGTACCAAGCTCCGCAAGTGCAGCGCTGGACATCTTCGTCTTTTAATTTTCTCTTGCCCATTTGTACCACTTCGTCAGCCACGTCTTGAAGTCATAATTGAATTTGTAAAACACGCCTTCTATCCAGACTTCATAGCTGTAAATTGTTTGACTAGCTGTGTCGCCTAATGCCCAGACGACTGTGAAATTTGGCTGTTTGCTTAAAGCTTTAAGAGCTCTAGCTTGCCCAGTTTCGTAGTTAATTTCCGGAAGTGGAAGCTCTCCATTCCAGCTTTTGACTTCGACAATTAGGAATTTATTGCTGACTTCTGCGAAGTGCGGATAGAAGCCGTCAATATCTGATAACGTGCAGCCCCTATCCCACTCCGACGTAAAGCCCCATTCGTCCCATAGCCAAGTGTTGCGCCTATGAGCTTCTAGGTCTCTCATAACGTGCATTACTTATCCCAGAGATTGTGCTCTTTGATGAAATTCTTGCAAGTCCAGCCAGCGTAAGGCTTGCCAGTTTTGTCGCTAATGCCTTCTTTCCTGTTCATCAACATTCCACAGTCGCACATAGGAGTCGCGCCCATAGAAGTCAATGCCATTTCAAGCGGACTAGCTTTATCAGCTTCCCAAGGGTCTTGCTCAGCTGCAGGAATTACGCGATTGCGCTCTTTTGCAAAAGCTACTTCGTCTCTTGTAGCCATTCCAGCTTCTATACCAATTCCAAGATTGCCTATAGCTCTGCCGATTGCACTTGTCTCCAAGTTCATCAGCTCTGAGCCAGCTGTGAAAGCTGTCTTGCCTTTAGCTAGCTCTGAAGCTGTGCCTGTGCTTGGTCTTGGGTCTTCTGGATTGCGATACGCATAAGCTACGCCCCAAATATATTCGCCAAGATTTCCCTTGAACTCGAATTGAAGTGAGCCGTCTGGATAACGCTCGTAGAAGAGCTTTATTCGAGTCTTGACATCTACATAGTTAGAAAGGTCAAAGCTCATAATGTTTTTCTCCAGTCCGACCATTCTTTGACAGTTCCCCGACGCCATTCAGCACCAGTGAACCAATAAATAATTGGCTCATATATTTCGTTCGTTTCTGGATTTATCCAGTCTTTACCATTGAAAATTGCGAGCATTATTTATTCCCACTTGGACGCTTTTGTCCTTTTGTGCTTCCGTCTACATAACCAGCGTTATAGGCGTCGCGCATAGCTCGATTGATTAGCTCTTGCCATTTACTGCGTGACTTCTTAGCTTCGTCTCGAATGCCTAGAGCTGTGCCCATTAGCGCGCCAAAAAATAGCCCTGTAAGAGCTGCGAGTATTGCTACTGTGTCGATATTCATTTGCCCTGTTTTCCTTTGTTTATTTTGTGTATTTGTTTATTTCTTGTTGACTAAAGCGCTTGGTCTTGCCGATTTTTGTCGGCTTGATTAAGCCTTGCTTTTCCCAGCGCCAAATAGTTGTCCGATTGACTTGCAACTTAGCAGCCAGCTCAGACGCTGTTAGATATTTGTCCATTCATTCCCCTGTTTAGCCCTGTGTTCTGATTATGTTGCAGATTGTTGCACTCGTCAAGATAAACGGTTTTCAGGCGTGTCTTCAAGTCGCATGACGCGCCGTTCAATGCTTTCTAACCTATGGTCTATACGCCTTACAGTATCGGCAATATCTGGCAAAGACTTGCCACCGTTAGCATTGGGCTGTATTGGGTAAGTTTGGTCTTTAATAAATTGCTTAAGCGGCATTAGCACAAAAAAGCGAAATAAGACCCCTGCAAGGGCTAAAATTGCAAGGCTGGCAGTTGCATACTGTCCAGCCGTTAAAACCCCGCTCACTTCGATTTAGCGGCTTTTTCGCCTGCCTTGATAGCGGCGTTTTGTTCAGCCTTGTCTAATTTGCCGTCATCTATAAAGCCTTTAGCTGCTTCGCGGGCGATTGCTACGGCTGGAACTGAAGCGGCAATTAGAGCAGCTTGTACCTTTGACACATTCCACATTGAACTGATACCAAAAGTGCCGAAGAATTCATAGACGATAAGAGCTACAGCTCTGACAACAAAATCTTTATACTTACGCATTTAATAACTCCATTGGGTCGAGGTCTTGCCCAGCAGACCAGCGGATATTGTTGCGGCGCTCGAAGTGTAAGTGAGCGCCTGAACTGTTCCCTGTTGAACCGACGTATCCGATAAGTTCGCCCTTTGTAATCGCTTCGCCAGCTTTTTTGTTGGACTTGCTCAAGTGTGCGTATATGCAGAAAGTACCGTCGCCAAGCGACTGGACTATTTGTATCCCGTACGATTTGCCCCAGTTAGCATTCGCTACTGTGCCGTCAGCTACAGCGTGAACTGGAGTTCCCACAGGCTGAGCAAAATCGACGCCTGTGTGATATCCCTTTGACCACATCTTGCCAAGTTTTTTGTACGGCGTAGTTATCTTGCCGCCTTGTATCGGTAGAGCCACGATTTATCCTTTCGTAGCCCTGTTGTCGATTGTTAAAGTGCTGCTATTTCTTCTTCGGTTAGACCAAGTTCGGCAAGTTTGGCTAAAGCGCTTTGACGTGCTGCGGCTTTTGCGTTGGCTGCGGCTTGCTTTGCGGCAAATTCGGCTGCATTTGTTTGTTGCTGTGATAATTCTTCGGCTGTTAATTCCCGAATCATTTGTTCACCAGTTTCAACGTCAATTACTAATGCTGTTGATATTTCTGTTTTTGCAGTTGCCATAATTAGTCCTTATGAATTTTGATAACCGTAAACGCGGATAGTACCTGTCATATTTCCAGCACTAGCTGAAAATCTGATACCGTTGTAACTTGTGCTTGCGTTATGAACTCCGCCACCATAACGAGAATAATAGCTGTCCATAAAAGAAGTGCCAGTAAATTTTGTTGGTAATGATTCGAAAGGTGAACTTATATCAATTTGCGCTATGCAATAACCAGCGCCACTTGTATAATCTATGCCAGTATAATTGTACGCTTTGTTTGCTTCGTAAGCATTAAAAGCAGTTCCAGTATTATTAATTCCACCATATGTAAAATAATTTGCGGAACTTGTAGGAGTAGTTCCACTTAATAGATATAATAATTGTGCGCCTGCGGTACTTGCTCCACTTAAAGTAGTAATAATTTTGTAATTTTGATAAGTCGAACTAAAACAATTTGTTATATCGACTTGTGTTTGTGCAGAATAACTTGTTTGAGCAATTAAAGTTAAACCACTAGCGCCGCCGCTTGCAGGCACAACCGTCCAAGCATTTGACGCTGTGCGGATAAGTTTAACTTCGCCATATTGTGCAACTGTTTGCGCTGTGTTGGTTACGGTTACGCCAGAACCGCCAGCGATAGTTACTACGCCAGCGCCTAAGTTGCGTACTGTTAAAGTTGTATTGTTAGCCCAAGCGACTGAAGACTGCGGCGGGATTGTGAAAGTAACGGCTGAAGCGTTATCAGACGTAACTGTTTTGCCAGCGTCAGCTAAAACAAAAGTGTAAGAAGTGCCTGTTTGGTTGTTGTAGGTCGGGATTGCAACAGCGCTGTCAAAGCCCGTAGCGATTGTCTGCATAGCAGTTGCGCCGTCTTTGACATAGTCGGTGCTTGTCGGGTAACTAATCCCGTAGTAGGTTGTTGTGCCAGCCATTATAGGTCACTCCATTTCGTAGTAGCATTATACCCCGCCCAAGTCACGCTAGGCGCTATTTGCAACCAAATTTGGTGCGGGTAAGTTTCGGATATTGCCGAGCAGGTTAAAGTCATAAAAGCGGTATAGCGGTCAATTTCCCAGCGCATACCTTCAACGAAGCCGTCAAAAGTTGTGCCAAATACTGCCGGCAAATCGTCTGTGTAAACACTTGCGCCGACTTTCATATTAATCAGCGCGTCCCGAGTTGTGTTTGAAACTGTCGGGCTGTGTAGTGGAATTGTTAATTCTTCGGGATAAGTGCGAGCATAAGCGCGGCTTTCTAAAAAGGCGTTTGCTTGTGCTTGTGCGTCGCTTGAATTATGCAAAGTTGTCGAGCGGCTTCCGGCCAACTGTCCGTAAAGCTGCTGGCTGTTTGCGTCAGCTGCATAGACGCTGTTGTTGTTGCCGTAAATTACTTCGACATCATTAACAATTTCTGACCATTGTGCCGATTGCTTTAATCCGTCAGCTAGTAAATCATTAGCAGTTAAAACTAATGGTGTTTGAAGCGCCCGAGACGAATACGAGTCATACCACAACCCGCCTTCTGCGTCTTCGTATAACATACCGCGCCCAGAGTTTGCCGCTTCTTGTGCCAAAGTAAGTGCATTAGTTGCCCCGTCAGAATAGGCCGTTAGTTCGTAATCGCCCGGCTGGTCAATTTGTGCGGCCAAATTGTTTAGTAATGTTGCGTTTGTAGCGTCCCAACTATCCCACGTCACAACCGAGTTAACCTGCTGCCAAGTTAAAGTAGGCGCTAGTTCGTTCCACGACTGTAAAAAGGCGTCTGAAATAATGTTATAGACGCGTGTGCCGTCTTTTTCTTTAGCAAATCCCACTTCGCCTGTTATGTGCTTGTTAAGTAAAGCAAGTACGCCAACTGCGGTTAAGGTGTAGCGGGCAATTGACCCTACTTCGCCGTAAGCGTCAATAGAAACGTCTATGTCTGAAATTGTGCCGGTAAAGATTTTCTTATATGTGCCAGTACTGTCTTTAATCCTGACAATTAGGCTGTCTGACAGTTCAATATCTAAAGCCGCGTCTACAGGTGTCCAAAGTTCGACTACGGTATAACCCGCGTTCGGCTGTTCGTAAATATTCCGGCGGCCTGTGTTAATCGAGATACGGCTAATTGTGTTGTCTGGGTAATAAACCCCGCCGTCAATTTCGACAGTTGGGTAAGGCGTGTAAGCCGTCATAGCGGCAACCTAGCCAACTTAACTGCACCTGTGCGACTGCCTGAATTTTGCAAAACCTTTTCGATTGAACGGCGAGCGCTTTCGCCGTCAACTACGCCACTTATGTTGATAGTTACGTTGCCTTGATTTAGTGCGCGTACTTGCTCACTTGTTGGAACTGGTGCAACTGCGCCAGCTGCTGCGGAAGGTATTTGGTCTAGTCGGTTTAAAAATAAACCAAGCCCTGAACCGTTCAAAATTAAATTCTTTAATGGGTCTGGGATTTTGCCCCAAAGATTTATTAAAGGCTCGACTGCTTTTGAAAGTGCTTCTATTGCACTAGCCAAAGCATTTATACCGCCTGCGATAATTTTAAGGCTATCTGCTGCGCCTGTGCCTTCGGTTTTTAATGCTGCAAACAAATTCGAAAAAGCGTCTTTTAATGCTGCCAGACTTTCGCCTAGTAAGTAAGCGCTGCTTTCAGTCGAAGTCGGCTTTCCTGCAAAACCGTCAGCCACCTGTTGAAGTGCCGGAAGTAATGTGCGATTGGCAAAATCGACTAACTTGCCAATTTCTGGTAAAAGAATTTGGCCAACGCTTTCTTTTAATTCGCCTGTCTTTTCGCTAACAATGGCTAATTTGCCGGCGTAAGTGTCAGCGTTAGCAGCTGCCGCGCCACCAAATAATTCTGTTAACTTGGCCTGTGCTGCTTCAAAATCTTTAGTTTTGGTAATGCTTTCGTCTAGCGGTACACCTAACCGAGTTAACGCGCCTAAATTGCCGTTATAGGCCTTAGATAAGGCAAGGCTTACGCTCTCGACATCTTTACCAGTTGCAGCGGCTATGTCTAATGAAAGGTTTGTTAATTCTTGCGCTTTGCCTAAGTCGCCGGTTGCGCGGGCAAGGTTAGCAACGGCTGGCCTTAATTTGGTATCGCTTACGCCAAATAATAATTGTTGTTTGCTTATGTATTCTTCAGTCGAAGCAATTTGTGCGTCCGTTGCCTTGGTGGTGTTTTGTAAGGCTTTGGCTAAAGTGACTTGGCTTTTCTCGTCTTCGATTGCCGCATTTACAGCCTCACGTCCAATTTTGACGGCCATATAACCGGCACTAACTGCAACGGCAGCAAAAGCAGCTTGAGCAAGTTTAGAAATTTTGTTGACTGTACCGCCAAAGCCATTTACTGACGCTTCGGCTTGTGCTATGCCTGCGCCAAATTGGTTAACGTCAGCAAGTAGGTTAAGTTTAAGCGTTCTAATTTCAGCCAATTCCGCCACCTGCCCCCTTATTCCAGCTGTTTAATACTTCGGTTACGGATTGCTTCCAACGGCGAGTAACTTCGGGCTGTATTCCGCTAAGTGTCTTAAATATCCAGTAACCTTCGTTGCCACGTCCCTTTTGTGGTGAACGAAACGGAAAGCGGCGGCCACCATTAGGGAACGCGCCGTTAGCACTTGTAGGGCTTGCGCCAAACTCGTTACCAAATAAAACCTGACCCGATACAGCGCCACCACTAAACCGGCTTTTGCTTCCGCCGATTGTGACGTTCGGGATTCTGTCTTTGTTGGCTCGAATAGTTTCGGCAACCTTAATCGACTGGCTTTGCATAGGTGAACCGTAAGCGCCGTTGCGTAACTCGCCAACTGACCAAGCAGAAATAAGCGTGACGTCATTTTTTAACTTGTTCTTGCTGTCAACGTCCATTTCCCTGAACGCCTGATACAGCCCGCGCAACTGTCGCTGGTCGGGTTGTATTCGGATAGTAGATTTCTCAGCCACCTCTAACCCTTCCACTTATTAGTTCTAAAGCTGTTGAAACATCTGTGAGCGTCCAAGTAAACAAATCCTGCAACGGTATGCCTGTGTGTACCGCAATTATGATTAAACTGCGTTTCAGGCTTCCGTCTTCGTGGCTTTTGGGTCGTCTTCCAACACCTCGAAACTGTCAAATTCGGTTTCTACCCAAACTTTCTGCGTCTTAATGTCCGTGTGCTTGGCGTCTAGTGCTGCCCTGTGCAGTAGCCAAGTTATGACGTCCAAAGAGCCTTCGGCCATCTTTGTTATTGCTTGTTTCATAGTTAGACCCAAACCGCGTTCGAGTTCTATCCAGAGCCAAGCGCTTTCGTCGCTCACTATGTAATTTTTACCCTGTTTGGTTTTTACTTCGTACTTCATAAAAGTGCCCTGTTCTATTCGATTAAGCGCGTGTTACTGTGCCATCTTCAACGACTAAAGCAACGGTAGCAGTTAAAACATCTACTGCGCCGCCACCTGCGTTAGGGAACGCTGGAAAGCAGCTGCCTGAAAAGGTTGAACCGTTAGCGTCAAACGAAAATGTCAAAGCCGTATCAGGTGCGGTCTTTGCAGCGTCCCAAAGTGCGTCACAAAGTGAACCAGCTGCGCCCCAGTCGGCAAACATTTCAACGTTAAGCGTTGCTGTGTTGTCGATTGTCTTGTAAGCGCGGCCTGATAACACTTCAAGCACTGCTTGGTTGTTTTCCATTTCTAAAGTTACGGTTGAAGCCTGTGCGTCGTAGCTGTCGCCGTCTATGGTAAGGGTCAAATCCCTTCCAGTAATGTAAGTTGCCATTTCTGACCCTTCCTAGTTTCCGTTATTGGTTGTTACCAGTTCAATAGTAATTTGACTGGTTAACAATTCTTGGTTAGCCACAGCCGTTACAGTAGGTTGTGACCAATTATTTACGCTCGTACCGGCTGGCAAAGCGTTAAAAACATCTAGCATTAAAGTTTCAAGGTTAGCCAAAGCTGCTTGATTGTCGGTTGCGTTGACTAATGCGGTTAAATCAAATCGGACGTTAATACGATTACTAAGGCCGCCGATACCGACTGGCACTAAATACGGGCTAGACGGTACTAGCACTAAAGCCGGTGGCGTTATTTGCTCTTTTGGGAACGCGTAAACAACTCGGCCGGCTGCACTTAATGCAGTAGCCAAGTCATCTCGTAAAGTAACTAAGTTAGCCAACTAAACCGTCCACGTCCATATATGGCGCTAGTAAACCACTAACGCGGCTCATTAGGCTTCGGCCTAAGCGGTAAGGTGCTGGCTGAAAATCTACGCCCTGCTGGCCAAGTGTGCCTTGTCGAGTAATCCAAATGTCACAGGCAACGGCTAAAGCGGCTTCGCGGATTGCTGGTGTGTTGTCCCATTGGGTGGCTTGGCCTGAAACGATTGCATTACCAAGCGGCTTTATTTGTCTTTCTTTAATATCCGCGTTAGTGATTGCAACCTTGAAACCGTAGTCGCCTTTTTCGGTAACTGTTTTCGTGCCATTAAAGGGTGAACCGCAACCAGTAATAACAAGGCTATCCCCAACATTGAAAAAGTTAACAGCAGTAGTTCCATAAGTCGCAACGTTATTTGATAAAGAGACATAAGAAATCTTACTTTGATTAAAGACTAAATAACTAAGAATTATGTCTTCGGCAGCGTCAGCGACTTCTTGAACGATTGGGTCGGCGTAAATATCGCCAATACCTAAAACGTCTTTAAATTCGCTTAGCGTAATTAGTGCCATTGATAAATCCTTTAGTTAGGTGGTGGGGCAGCCACAGGGCAGCAACTGCCCCACCGTCTTAGTTAGTTTCGCGAACTAAGTTAGGTTGAAGCGACGAACGCCACCAGCTACAAGAACGCCTACTGCAAGGTATCCGTATAGCATTGTTTCGATTTCGCCTGAAGTGACAACGTTTGTTGACATACGCAAAATCGGGCTTTCGTAGATTGCAACGCTTGAAGGTACAACGATAAACGCTGATTCATCAATAACTGTTGAAGCGGCGTTTGCGTCAACGTATAGGTCTAGGCCTAATACGTTTCCACGCAAAGAAGTAGGTGCTGTTGCGCCTGCTGCGTTGCTTGGGATTGCTGCGTTGTAGATTGGTCGGCCGTTTCCGTCAACTGCGCCCATTAGTAATGACCATTGGCCAGTACCTGCGATGTAGCGGGTTGCTACTTCTGCTGTCGCATTGTAAGCAGCTGCTGCTTCAGTTGAGACGAAAGAAATTACGCCTGCTGAAGTTGCTGCAGTTGCGGTTGCTTGTGTACCGCCTGCGGTTAGCGCTGCTACAACTGCTGCATCTGTTGCTTTGTTGTAAGCGCGGGTCATGTTCTCGACCATAGCGTTAAAGAAAGACGGGTCTGAACGCTCTAGCAATTCAACGCTATAACGCTGCATACCTGCAAACTTGTTTACAGTTAGGTTTACGTAAGAAGACACAATGCCAGTTTCGCTAGGTGCTGCGCCTTCGTCTGTGTCTGCAACTGTTCCGTTTGTTGTAATCTTTGGAACGCTGATTGTCATACCTGAAGCAGGCAGCGCACGTGTTCCGATTGCGTCGATAGCGCCGCGTTGTCCGTTGTTGGTGTCAACAACTGAAGACACGTAAGAGACAGGGCTGAAAGCAGGGTTAGTGCTGAAGCTGTCGTCTGCTGCCTGAATACGCTTTGCGTCTTCGGCTTCGGCTGCCATTACGTACTGAGCAGAATCAAGGTTGCCTAGTTTTGCCTTGATTGAGTGTTCAAGGTAGGTTGCCTTGTTCTTGATTGGTGAACGTGGCTGGGTGTAAGCCACAGGGGCAGAAGCCTGCACAGGTGCTGCGCTTGCAACAACTTCTTCGGCAACTGCGGTTTCTTTGTTTTCTTCCACAGTAGTTTCCTCTGTTAGTTCCTCTGCGGCTTCTTCCGCTTCGGTGGTCTCTGGTTCTTCACTTGCAGCAACTTCAGTTATTTGTGCTGCTTTGAAGGCTGGATTAGTAACGTGGGCAACGCCTGTAAGGGTCGCGCGGGTTACTTTCATTACGCCTTTGTCGATTGTGTATTCGTCAGCGCTTGCTTCGATTGAAAAGGCAGGGCGTAGGCCTTCAGCAGCTTCAATAAGTGCGTCTGTTCCTGCGCTAGTCGGGGCGATTTTGAAAGCCATTTCTACACCAGCAGGGGTTATGCGCTCACTACCGGCAATACCGCGACCAAGTGGCTTGGTGCGTTCGTGTTCTAAGTTCAAAACTAATTCTTCGGCTTTAATTTGGCCAAAGGCTTCAGGGTGAAACTCGACAGCGCCTGCGCTTGTGTTGCCAACTGCGCCGAACGGCACAATTAACCCGCGTAGTGTGCGGGTTTCTGTGTCTGCGGCGAAAATCTTGCCGTCAAAGTTTATCTGTGTCATTAGCGCTCGTTTCCTTCTTCCACTAAATCCAACATACCGCGCGCGGCTGGAATATCGATTAAACCTAGTTCTAACATCTTGCCCACTACCTCAACTTGTTCCATAGTGTTGCCGCGTAGGTATTCGTCAAGGTCAAAGCGGACTTCTTGCGTTATCGGCGTAATGTCCGGCATAGATAGGCGCTGTTCGATTGGTAGCAATAAAGTCGGCTTAATTGAAAAGTCAATAAGGCTTCGGCGCTCGCTTTGAACGTTTGTATAAGTCATAGACGCGGCTTCGGCGTTTAAGTACCACGCTGGGATATTGACCATACGAGCAATTTCGCTGGCCATACCCATACGGTTTTCGGCTAACTGCATTTGTGTCGCGTCAAATCCAAGTGTTTGAATTTCTAAGTTGCCAGCAAGGTAAGCAGTTGCGCGTTCTTGACGTGCGCGCTTCCAGCTAGTTAAAAGGCTAGTAACTTGGTCGGCCGGTAAATCCACGCCAGAATTTTTAAGAACTGTTGTTGGTACTGGCTCGGCTGCCATGCGGCTTATTGCCTTTTCGATTGCTAAAGCGCTATTAATAGTACGGCCACCACGCGCCAAAATACCTTCGTCAATACCATTGAAGAAAATAATTGACCCAACGCCTGTATTCGGTAGCGCTTGGCCTAAATAGTAAAACTGGGTGATTTTTGTGCCGCTTGGATAGTCGGTATTCCAAGAAACAGTTTCAGGGTCTAAGCGGCGCGCCTGTGTTGGTCGGCCGTCTTCGTTGCTAACTGCTAAGACTTGCCACGCGCTCCAGCCGTGAAATAATAAGTCTTCGGCTGTCCAAGACATTGTGACCGATAAAGCCAAATCAGGGTCAGGCTGGGTTAATAAAGGATTGCCATAAACTCTGGCCTGTGTAGTTTTGTTGTAAGCGTGTAGGGGAAGGCTTCCAACTGTGCCGCACATAATGCCACGAGCGCGGGCAACTGCTGGGACTTGCATAGCGTCTTGACGGTTAGCAGTCGCTGGGACATCTGAATAAGTAAAATAAGATTGGTAAGGAACGATTGAAGCGGCGTCAATTTCTTTTGGCTTTTGTGCGTAATTGACTGCAAATAAATCTAATAATCCCACAGTCTAATGATTAATTACGTAAGTGTAATTTGCAAATTATGCAACAATGTGCAGCGTGTCGGGGTTGCCAGCTTCCCTTTCACAACCCCGACACGAGATTTATACCTTTCTTTTCCCGAAAACCGAAATAAGAAATGTACGTATAGCAAATTTATTATACAACAACTATACCGGCTTCGGCTTGTGGCTGTGTCGCGTGACCTACTGCCATTACTAAAGCAACGGCGCTTGAAATTGGATTAGTGCTTGCTCGCCTTGCAATACGCCAGCCGCCGTCACTTGCAGGTTTGCGGGCTGTTGCGCCTAAATGTTCTTTAAAAATTGCTTGGCCGGCGTGAACTAATTGGCCACCTGACATAGCTGCTAAAGTCTGGTCGCAAAATATACTGAACGAAGTTGACGCCCAAGCAGTAGGCGCAACTGCAATTCCTGCTCGACTTAGTTGCGGGGCTAAGAAGCCCGCTGTGTTTGGGTCGTAAGCCAATACGCGTGGTCTGAAGCGTCTGGCAAGTGTGGCAATTTCTGACGCAAGTTCTACGTTACTAAGTCCCGTCCACTCGTGAACAAAGCAAGCAAGTTTTTTATCTGCCCTAATCTGCACAGTAACCAAATAGGCTTTGTCTCGATTAAAAGACAAGTCAAGTGCCATATACGTAGACAATCCGTCTTCAATAGCCACGTCAGCAGTTCCCGCTTCCCAAATATCTAATGGGAACGGGCTATCGATTGCGTTAATCCAAATTGAAAGGCTTTCAGTTCTGAACGCGTCAGGGTTATCAAACTTGGCGCTTTCTTCTAGCGCTTCGATTGAAATTGTGTGACCCAAAGCGGGATTAGCCATTTTCCAGTTTTCTAAATCCCAAATATCGTTTGACCCTGCTGACCACTCATACCAACCAAGCCGGTCACTTGTAAAAGTTAAAGCACGTTGCCGCAACTCGTTTAACACTGTGCTGCTGTCGTCCCCAGCGTTTGAAGTAACCCAAGTTTGAGCGTTAGGCCTAGCGCGTGTAAGCGGTGTTGCTGCCTGCCAAGTTGCGGTGTTAATTTCTCGAAGTTCGTCTATCCAAAGCAGGTCGGCAGTAGCGCCACGCGGACTTTCGCTGTTGGCTGCCTTTATTGCGTATTTTCTAATTCGCTCGCATTTGCCTTTACAGGATTTTGGGTAATGCTCACAATAAACTTCTAATTCTTCTTGGCCATTAGTTCGGCTAACTCGCTTAATGCGCTTTCGCGTCCAGCTAGTGCCTTCGGCCATATCGACTACCTGCCGGAAGGTGTCGAGCGACAGCATACGGCTTTGAGATATAGCGATTATGTTGCGTTCGCCAAATACATACATACCGGCAAGAATTCGCATACGCAGGGCGTGGGACTTGCCATTTTGCCTCGCCATGATAGCCCCAACAGTTGACCGCGCCCATTTACCGTTAGGCTGAATAGTCAGCGCTTCGTCCATCAAAAACTTTTGGTGTGGTAAAAGCGGTGTGCCTAAGTCTTCGGCTAGTTCACTTACTAGCT